GATTTTCTAGCTAGCCTAGACCCCAAGACAAGAAAGCGTTTAAAAGCTGCCTCAGAAGTATCTGTGGAAAGACAGGCAGTTCCGAGTATCGGATTAAGTATTGGTCTTAATGGAGGACTTGGATACGGTAGGCAGACTTTGTTGTGGGGTAACAAGTCTGCTGGAAAATCTAGCCTATGCCTACAACTAATAGGAGAGGCTCAGAAGCAAGGAAAGACGTGTGCATGGATTGATGCCGAACAGTCTTATGACCCAGAGTGGGCTGAAAGACTTGGAGTTGATAGCAGTAAACTACTGCACAGTTCGTCCAAGTCTATTAAAGATTTAGTAGACGACTCTGTTGACCTGCTGAGTAACGATCTTGACATCCTTGTGGTTGACAGTATCACTGCCCTTGTTCCATCAACATACTATGCTGATGATGAGATTAAGCCGTTCGAAAAACTGGGTGCGATTGGCGGGGATGCAAGAGACTTGTCCAAAGCAATCAAGGTTATATCTGCTTCCAATACTAAGACTCTTATCATTCTAATTTCTCAGCAGAGAAATCAAATTGGCACAATGTTCACCCAGGCACAACCAACTGGAGGCTTTGCCCCTAAGTTCTATAGCAGTACGATTATAAAACTTTGGTCTAGCGACTCAGATGGTAAAGCTATCAAAGGCAAGATGCCTGTCGGGGACAAACTTATTGAGCAGAACATTGGTCGTAGGGTCATGTGGACTGTTGAGAATAATAAGCTGGGGCCACAGTCAATGAGCGGTGAATACGATTTCTTCTATCAGGGAGACCACGTGGGAGTAGACTCAGTTGGAGAAGCCGTAGACCTGGCAGAAACATATGGCATTATTGCAAAGGGTGGAGCCTGGTATACGGTTGGAGAGCAAAGACTTCAGGGGAGGCGTGCCGCTGTGGATTACTTGAGAGAAAATCCAAATGTTTATAAAAAAATTGTAGAGGATATCTATGGGTATCTTCGATGATCTAGAGGAAGATGAGTCTACAGAAGATAAACGTGAGCGAGTAGATTTTTCTGCACAGTGTCAGTCGTGCGGAAACTCGAACGAAAATAAGGCGTATAAGACTGACACTACTTTTTACTATTTAATTGAGTGCAGCAGGTGTAGTAAAGAATTTAAAATTAAAATTCCAATTGATTTCGAGCCCATGGATGAGTGAAAAATCAGAGTCCAGAAGAGATGGTGCTAGATTGGTAAAGAATTCTGGCCGCGGGCAAGTAAAGGGTGACGCTACATGGAAAGATTTTGTAGTTGATTATAAGGAATACGGAAAGTCATTTTCTATTAACCAGGACGCATGGGCGAAGATCTGTACAGATGCCATGAAGAACGATAGGAACAAGAGTCCACTGTTAAAACTGATTATTGGCACTGGACAGAAGAAGGTGCGACTTGCAGTAATAGAGTTTGCCGTGCTAGAGGATATGGTTGAAAGGTTGGAACAATTAGATGGATCAGGCTGAGGCGCTGACTTTAATCAGCGAGATCACAGAGATAAATGATATGCATGATTTCATGCAAGACGAACACCTCGACAAGGCTTTGGCGTTTATTATTAAATTGATTACAAAGCCAGATGTTCCCGCAAGCGTTGCCCCTGCACTAATCGTACAATTACAGGCGGTCAGCGCGAAATGTGCTATAATGTCTAGATACTATACATCGTATCAAAATAAGGGCCCAGAGTCCATCAAGAAGAAGAACACATATTATTCAGCGCGTGAGGCCATTGATCGCCTCGTAGATGCGCTTAAATATTCAGCGAGATTGGGTGTCTAATGGCTAGAGAAAAAAGTATTTCATCAAACGGAATGTACAAGTCAGGATCTGTTTTTGACGTAAAAGAGCTGAATAAAATTATTACAAAGGGTTACGTAGATAGTGGCAGAAAAGACGGGTACGCAAAAAAGAAGACGTTCTCTCCGTCGTCTGTTGGATATGGAAACGGAACATGTCCCCGTTTTTGGTATGGAGCATTTAATGGTGCGCACTTTGAGTATACAAAGGACCCTGTAAGTATTGCTAACATGAATAATGGAACCAAGTCTCACGAAAGAATTCAAGAGGCCCTGGAGCTATCGGGAGTTGTTGAAAAGCTTGAAAGACAACTTAAGATTGAAGATCCACCGATCATGGGATACGCGGACCTTGTAATTAAATGGAACGACGAGCTACTTGTGGGTGAGATCAAGACTACTAGCCAGGAATCTTTTGGAATTAGAAAATCTACTATGAGTGTTCCGGGATATCATAAGATTCAACTACTTCTTTATATGCATGGGTTTGGCATAGACAAGGGATTCTTCCTGTACGAGAATAAGAACACCCATAGAATACTCGTTGTCCCAATTGAAATGAATGATAACAACAAAAAAATTGTTCAGGAAACATTTGACTGGATGCGCCTAGTTAGAAAAGCTTGGGAAGATAAACAACCACCAACCAGGTCATTCGAGGAAGATTCTAAGGAATGCTCAAGTTGCCCAATTAGAAAGGCTTGTTGGGCTGGGGAGCCTGGTGTTATTGATCTACCAGTGCTGTCGGTGCCGAAGTGATAGTTTGTGCTAGGCAGGGGTGTGGGCAGAAGTTTGATAGGTCAGCCCATAACCAAAAGTATTGTTCATCAGAATGCCTTCGGGATGCTACAAACCAAAGGTTTAGGGAGAAGTATCACGAGAACAAAGCCAATGCTAACAGAGGGCCTAGATTCTGTGAGTGTGGTAGTAAGTTGAGCAAGTACAATTCTGGAGATCAATGTGCTAAGTGTGAGGCATCTACAAGGTCTAGTCGCACCAAAGAACTTCGTGATTTTATTCGGAGGCTAAGGGATTGATGAAGACCAAAGCTTCAAGCGTTATGGGAATAGATGCCTCAACAACTTCTATTGCTTTCTGTGTTCTAGAAGGAACTAGGTTAGTTAAGTTCGGTGAAATCCAATTTAAGGGTGACACTATATATGCTAGAATGCTTGACGCAAAGCGTAAGGTCAGGGCACTAAGAAGAGAGTTTGATGTAGAGTTTATTGCCATTGAAGCCGCCGTGATGGTTAGGTCTGCTGCGGTAGCAATAAAGATGGCCTACGTCTTTGGAGCCATTATGTCTGAGTTGCTGGAAAATGGATCTAAGGTTGTAGAGGTTACCCCAATTGCTTGGCAGTCTTTCATTGGAAATAAAAACTTTACTAACGTAGAGAAAGAAAGTGTTAAGAAAGACTTTCCAGGAAAGACCAAGACGTGGTATTCTAACAAGACAAGAGAGCTACGCAAGCAAAAGACAATGGACTTTTTCAACGAAGAGTTTGGAGTTACTGTAAAATCTGATAATGTAAGCGATGCTATCGGTGTTGCTTGGTATGCTGCCAATAAGCTCACGGAGGTATGATGAAAAAAGATTTCTATAAGAATGAAGTTTGGCTTAGAAAAAGATACGTACTTGATAAAAAGTCCTTGGAAGAAATTGCTAAGGAATGTGGAGTATCTCATATGACTATTTTTAATTGGTTAAAAAAGTTTAACCTTATTCGTGACCCAAGGAGCTGGAAATGATTGTAGGTCTACACGGTTTTGCGCAGTCCGGCAAGGACACCATTGGAGAGGAACTTGTAGAAAAGTATGGGTTCGAGCGCCTGTCGTTTGCAGACATTATTCGAGATGCAGTATATATCTTAAACCCAATTGTTTTTCATAACCCCATGGGAGAAACTGGTAGGGTTAGAGACCTGGTAGATGAGCATGGCTGGGAATGGTGTAAGGTCCAATACCCAGAGATTCGTAGGTTGTTGCAGGTGATGGGTACAGAAGTTGGGCGGGATCTAATCTATGAGGCTATCTGGATTGATGGACTTCGTAATAAGATTCGTAATGGTGATTATGTAATCACAGATGTCCGGTTTGATAACGAAGCCGAGATGATTAGGTCTAACCGAGAAGGATTTCTAGTTAAGATCGTCAGAGATGGAGTCGGACCAGTTAATTCTCATAAATCTGATAGCGGTTTGCCAGACGAACTTTTTGACCTGATTATAAATAACGATGGTTCTCTAGAAGAGTTCCTTGAAAGCGTGGAGAAAATCATCTCCATGAAACCCTCTACTATGGTATAATTAATATTATGCCTATGTATGAGTACAAGTGTGAAACTTGTGAAAACGTCGCTGATGTTATAGTAAGTATTGACAAGCGTGATGATGAGATGCTATGCTCTGAGTGCGAAGGAAAGGTTTTTAGGGTGCTTACAGCTCCCGGCCTTGTCTGGGCACCAACAGCAGGAGGCTATAAGTGAGCGCACTAGGTAAAAGAGATAAGAATGGATATACACCAACCTTTCCAGAAAACTGGATTGTTGAGTATGAGTTTGATTTTAATGGAAAGCCAGTTCAACCTGGAACCGTCTTAAGGTTCCGTGGTCGCCAGGGTACCTTCATCTGTAAGTACAAGGTTACTCATAAGGTTACTGGAAACGAGTGGATTGATTGTCTTTCTGATAAGACTAAGGCATACTACTCAATCAAGGTTAGCGAAATATCTAGGGTAGTTAAGCCTAAGAAACATAGACTCAAGATTGCGAATCTTTAAAAATGAGTGGAGTTCTACAACGCCCAGATGACGCACATTATGAATTAATGGAGCGTGCTGTAGAACTTAGAATTAGAGGCAAGCAGCCACGAGAGATTGCTACCGAACTGGGAATCAATCGCTATGAGGTTGATGAGCTAATGTCCGAGTGGCAATACATTATTTCTAATGACGGCCTTGCCGTAGCACGTTCCCAAGAAGCATTAGCAAATGCTGATAAGCACTATAATGATTTGATTAGAAATGCTTGGGAGATTGTTGAGCAAGCAGATAGTGTGCCTGATGATACTAAATTTATGGCGCAAAAAAATTCAGCCCTTAAGTTAATTGGAGATCTTGAGCATAAAAGATTTTCAATGCTTAAAGAGATGGGCGCTCTACAGAACAATGACATCGCATCAGAGATTGCAGAGCGGGAACGTAGAGAAGAAATTATTATGGACATTCTTAGGGATGTTATCTGTGATAAGTGTAAGCCAGAGGTCACCAGAAGACTAGCACAGCTGAATGGGCAAGTTGCGCCAATTCAGGTGGTCGTTGATGAGTCTTGATTTTTCTAGTTTCCTAAGCGCACTATCAGAGGACGAGTTTGACGAGACTCCGGTAGACCTAATAACGTTTTGCTACGATACAGAATACCTTGGCCTGCCAAAACTTTCAGAGCATCAAATAACAATGCTTGAGGCAATGACTCAAATCTATAAAAAAGAAACACTTGAGAGATTATTTCCAGAAGAGCAGGCTAAGAAAAGATGGAAGCAAACGTTCCGAGAGGTTATTCTCCAGCTCGGGAAAGGGAGCGGCAAGGACTATACGTCTACTATAGCCTGCGCGTACATCGTCTATCTTCTCCTTTGCTTAAGGGATCCAGCATCCTATTACGGAAAGCCTGCGGGAGACAGCATTGACATTATTAACATAGCTATTAACTCTCAACAGGCCAAAAACGTGTTTTTCAAGGGATTTAGGTCACGCATTGAGAGGTCCCCCTGGTTTCAAGGAAAATACTCCCCTACCGCTGACGCAGTTAAATTTGATAAAGCCATTACAGTCCATTCTGGGCACTCTGAGAGGGAAGCCTGGGAGGGATATAACGTGCTTGTGGTCATCCTTGACGAGATTTCTGGTTTTGCTATGGAAAATACCAGTGGAAATACGCAGGCTAAAACTGCCTCAGATATCTATAAAATGTACTCTGCCTCAGTGTCTTCAAGATTTCCAGACTATGGAAAGGTACTTCTCCTTTCGTTCCCTAGATTCAAGAACGACTTCATTCAACAACGATATGAGGCTGCCGTGGGGGATAGAGAAATAGTTCACCGAACAAAAAATTTAGTGGTTAATCCAGACCTTCCAGAAACTGATCCAGAAAACATAATAAGCATTGAATGGACAGAAGATCATATCGTAACCTACAGGCAAGCTCGCACCTTTGCTTTGCGTAGACCAACTTGGGAAGTAAACCCTCTTAGAAAAATTGAAGAGTTTACTCAAGACTTTTATAATGATTACGAGGACGCGCTTTCGAGATTTGCTTGCATGCCTCCAGACTCTATTGATGGATTCTTTAAGTCCAGGGAGAAAGTTGAAAGAGCCTTCAATAGTAATCAGTGGAACATATCTGAGAAGGGTTTGCTTGCACCACAGTTTAAGCCGGTAGAAGGAAAGAAGTATTACCTGCACGTTGACCTTGCCCAGAAGATTGACCGTTGTGCCATATCAATCGCGCACGTAGAAGATTGGGTTAATGTTAAGATCGGTACAGTTCATAGGGAGCTTCAGCCAAAGGTAGTGGTTGATGCGATAAGATGGTGGACTCCATCGTCTACAGAAACAGTAGACTTTTCAGAAGTGAAAGAATTTATTATTGATCTTTATAGAATGGGGTTTGATATACCCTTGGTAACATTTGACCGATGGAACTCTCATCAAATAATGGAAGAACTAAATGCATATAGTATCAAGACCGAAGTTCTATCTGTTGCTAAGAAGCACTACCAGGATATGGCTCTGATTATTACAGAGGAAAGACTAAGTGGACCAGATAATAGAATTTTAATTGAAGAACTTATGCAGTTGAGAATTATTAGGGATAAGATAGATCACCCTAGATCAGGAAGTAAAGATTTAGCAGACGCAGTTTGCGGTTCGGTGTATAATGCTATGACGCATACTCCGAAGGAACTGAATCGGGAGATAGAGATTCATACTTACGGACAAATTGAAAGAAGAGAAGTCGAGCAATCAAGAAAAGAGGACAAGAGGCCAAAGATTGAGGAAGCCAAGCCAGCTATGCCTGGGGAATTAAAGAACTTCCTTGACGGCCTTAGGACCATATGATAGAATATAGACAACATACAATAGGAGGAAACATGAGCCCGTTCACAAAAGAAGAAAATAAGACAGTTGTTACCTACGAAGGCTACTTTGATACGTCAGATAGCTCAGTGTTTGAGTCGGTTTACAAGCTCGACGAAGAGACCGTAGCGTTTCTTTTTCGTTCAGGAAGCACTTATCGGTACAACAACATTCCTGAAAAGGTAATGAAGGACATTTTTGATCCAGAAATCTCCCTTGGTGCATACTACGCGCAAAACATTCGTGGCATCTATCACGGAGACCGCCTTGGTTGGAACAATGACCTTGAGTTTGTTCCGGCGGAACAACTTTCAATTTCTTACGACAATGTATCGTCTAAGGAACTCCCCACTTTTGGCCAGGGACTCTCTTACGCTGCCTTGATGAAACAGTACGTGGATGAATTTGATTCAACTCGTTCAGAGGAAGTAGAAGAAACAGTTGAGGAAGAAAGTTTTGTTGTAAACATTACAATGTCAACGGGTGTCTCTGCCACCGAGCTTGTCGAGTTTATTGAAAAGACATTAGAGCGTAATTCTGTTTCTAAGGTAGAGATCGTTCGCTCATGAACGAAATTGAAAAGCAGATTGAAGATGCGGAAAAGGCATTGAATAATGCGGTTAAGAAGCTAACAACCGTGACTGGAAAAAGCGCGCAGGGCGCAGAAAATGAATACGGCCAGGCGTACCAGACGCTTACTAGACTTGGGGCTAGACCCAAGCTAAAGAAGCGGTACCGCTCATAGTCCTGGGTAGTGGCGTGGCGAATCCACGCCACTACCTTCGGAGATCAAGGAGCAATAGCTCAGCTGGTCAGAGCGTCGGACTCATAATCCGTTGGTCCTGGGTTCAAGTCCCAGTTGCTCCACTAAACTATAAACAGATTGGGTCGATATGTCACACGAATACTTGAACGAAGAGTTCGGAAAAGAATATATAGAAGAGCTTGTCACTAATGGATTCCTCATCCTGGATAAGAATGAGTTTGATGAAACAATATATAGTGCTGGCCCAGGACTAGAAGACGAGTGCCCAATTCTGTACGAAGCCATGATGGGTTCAGCAAAATACCTTATTGACATTTTGATGGAGTCAGACCTAATTTCAGCCTATTATAATGATTTTGGTGATGAGATTTATTATGCCACCCAGAGGGGTGAAGAATTCTTTATGGATATGATTGTGGCTAGAAAGCTAAGGATTTCTAGGGATGAGCTTTTTTAATATCCCGATGATATAATTGTTAGATGAGAATTAAGAAGGCAGGAAATACATACTCCCCAAATGATGGGATGAAATCGGCCGCGCGTAGAGCCCTTGAATGGAAGAAGGACGGAAAGCGCGGGGGAACAATTATTGGACTTACTAGAGCAAATCAGATTGTAAATGGAACTAATCTTTCTGAGTCTACTGTAAAAAGAATGTATAGTTTCTTTTCTCGTCACGAAGTAGATAAGAAGGCAACTGGTTTTAGTTCTGGTGAAGAAGGATATCCATCTCCAGGCAGAGTTGCCTGGGACCTTTGGGGTGGAGATGCTGGATTTAGTTGGTCTAGAAGAATTGCTGAGGGCCTGAGAAAGGACTATGAGATTAGTACAGGTGAACCTGTTGATGATATGCATGATCATATGGATGAATGGCAGGGTCTTAATGAAAGACAATCTGATCAAGCAGAGACCTACTGCGAGATTGTTATGGAGTATGGACAGTTTGATCAATCATCTGGGCCAGATGGAGCACACTATGGAGATGGTTCAAATAATCCATTCAAGTCCGACGGACTGATTTGCGGCAACTGTGTGTTCTTTGAAGAAGGTGCCTGTCATATAGTTTCTGGTGAAATTGACCCTAACGGTATCTGTAAGCTTTGGATAATTCCCTCGGAGTCCCTGAGTGTTGATAAGTCTGAATCTTCTACCTGGCGCGGTATCTTTTTACCCCAATAAAGTATTGTATATACTTTAACAGTCTGATACACTTATTCCTATAAACTACCAATGGGAGAATAATGATTGACGCAGTTCTTTTTGATGTTGATGGAACGCTCGTAAATACGGAGAGCGTTGTCCACTTTGTAGATAGACCTAAAGGCATGAAGGACTTTGAAAGCTTTCACTCACAATCTATGTTTTGCCCCCCGAATTTTGGTCCAGCGGAATGCCTGAGACTTTTAAATAAAATTGGTGTACCTGTTATTATCGCAACGGCAAGGCTGGAGCGTTGGAGAGAGGATACCGTAAAATGGCTGTCGTTGAACAATCTTCAGTACGAAAAGCTTTATATGCGAGGACCTGCCGATTTTAGAAAAGACGTTATTGTAAAGCAGGAAATGCTTGAATCAATTAATCGGGATGGATATAACCTAATTGAGGCCTGGGATGATAACCCTAACATTATTGAGTTATGGGAAAGTAATGGTATCCCCACGGTATTAGTCCCTGGCTGGAATAAATCTATAGTAGAAACATCTGAAAAACAGTTTACTGCCGTCTAGTTAAGTGATACACTTATTCCTCGCCCCTGTAGCTCAGTGGATTAGAGCATATGGTTTCTACCCATCAGGTCGGGAGTTCGAATCTCTCCAGGGGTACCAGAAGTAGATTGCTTTGGTACTACATAAATGATAAAATTAGCTAATTCAATTTGATGGGAGGTGTTTCGTTTGGCAACTGGATTGGGTGCCCTTTATGGGTACAAGACAAATAACGGTACTATCGTTGCCGCTGGTGAAAGTGCAGAAACTCAGGTTCCTGTTCTTAACGCTGATGGTAAGACTTACAAGACCGATACCACTTTTGGTGTCGTCAGCCTGGTGCTGCTTGGCTCGGCCAACGGTCGTCGTAAGAATGTGATTGTTGCAACTTACGCTAACTCGACAGTGAATGCTGCTACTGGTGCTATTACCTCTGCTGGAAGCCGTACTGCTCTTACGAGTGGAACTGTTACCACCAACCGTGCTTACCTGCTTAATTCTGCAGACTAATTAGCATGATTAATTCAAGGGGCCGGGATTAATTTCTCGGTCCCTTGTTTTATGATATACTAGTTTATATGAATTATACATATGTAGCTAAGGTTCTTAAAGTGATAGACGCAGATACAATTAAGTTGTCTATTTATCTAACACCTAGAACTAGGTCTAAGAGCAGGGACTTTGGATTCCATATTTATAATGAGGGTGGCCGACTCGCCCTACATGAGTCCGTACGATTGGCAGGATTAAACGCTGCTGAACGTGGTACTCCAGAAGGAGATGCGGCGACTGAATTCGTTAAGGGTGTAGTCCAGCCAGGAGATTTAATTAAGGTTACTTTCTCTAAGGCTGGAGGAAGTCAGGAAAAGTATGGCCGATGGATTGGTCAAATTATTTTATCTGATGGAACAAACTTGAACGAAGAACTAATAAAGACCAACCACGCGTTGCCGTGGGATGGAACTGGCAAAAGGCCAGTCTAACAATCGAAAGGAAAACATGTTTACCGGATTTCTAGATAAGCTCTCCCCCGCAGTCCGTCACTTTATTTTGATGTTGGTTGCTTCGGCAATTACCGTTGGATTGCAGAACCAGGACGTAATCATTGGCGATCTTCCTGCTTCAGTTGCCCCAATTGTGGGCGCCCTGGTCGCTATCCTTGCTACCGCAGTTACTCCGTTTACGCAGCAGTACGGCGTTGCGTCTTCTGACACTACGGTTTCAATTGATTCTGGCGACACAGATAGCTAATTAGGCTTTAGGGGCGGGGATTAATTTCTCCGCCCCTTTAGTATGATATAATCGTTATAACAATATTGGAGGAAATACATGGCTTGGCATTTAGCACCTTCCCTGGTGCAATTATTCGCAGAGGTTGACAAGAAGTGGCCTAAGCGTAGCAAGAAGTCAGACGGCACCGTTGGCGATACGTCACATGCTGCACGTAAGTCTGATCATAATCCAAACAGCCGCAGTTCGGTTAACGCTATTGACATCACAAGACTTGGTGTTGACCCAGAGGTTATCATTGCGGCTGTTAAGAAGCACCCATCGGCATCGTATGTTATTTTTGATAGACATATTTACTCTGCCACTGATGGTTGGGTAAAGAAGCCTTATGCTGGAGCTAGCCCGCATACCCAGCACTTGCATGTTTCTATTAAGCAGAGTGTAAAGGCTGAACAAAGCGGTGTTAAGTGGTTCACAACGGTTGCCAAGAAGGCTCCTGCTAAGAAGGCTCCCGCAAAGAAGCCTACGGCTAAGCCAAAGTTGCCTGCATATCCCGGAGCCGGAAAGCTTAAGGTTGGTAGCAAGGTTACTGCGGTAAAGGTTGTTCAGACCGCCTTGGGCAATCCTGTCACTGGAACTCTTACGGCTGCTGATGTGGCTGACGTAAAGCGATTCCAAAGACTGCGTCCTAGGCTGTGGCCAGCAGATGGAGTTATCGGTCCTAAGACTTACGCATCGTTGGCTGGTAACGCCAGGGTTAAGGCCAAGTACACAGTCTAATTTTAGACAAATATAAAAGGCCTAGCAGAAATGCTAGGCTTTTTGTATTTTAATATTATTATGGGCCATCCTAGCCAGTTTAAAGTGCATTCCTGGTATAATTAAATGATGATAAATAGACCCACACTGTTTGTGGTAATCCCCTCGTTGGATAGGCATAAGATGCTTGACCGAGTGATAAATAACTTAGGACTACCACAGTCACAGATAATTGTCATAGATACAGGGTCTAATCCACCATTAGATAGATACCTACAGAATAGAGCCATTGTCTTATCTAGGCCGAGGGATTCTGAAAGAAACATCCAGAAGTGGTGGAACGCTGGGCTAGACTATATTAAGTCTTCGGCTGAATTTAAAAAAATAGACAAGTATCATGTGGCTATTCTAAATAGCGACCTACTTATTGAAAGGTCAGACCTAGACCTTTTGCAGGATGCACTAAGCGTTTCATATGCAGTGATATCACACCAAGACCATAGCAATGAACTTGAGCTAGGAGAGTTTATGGTTAAGCATAAACGAGGAGACACACCATTTAGGTATAAGCTTACGGGGTACTGCTTTGTTGTTGACGGAAGTTTGGACCTTAGGTTTGATGAAAGGTTTAGATGGTGGTACGGAGAGGACGATTTTGAATGGAGAGCCAGGGAACTAGGCGGGGTAGTTAGAGTCGGTGGGCCAACCATAACTAACCTAGATCAGGACGGGGCTATAAAAAATGACCATACATTACGACAACAAGTATTTGCAGATAGACAAGAGTTTATATCTAAATGGGGCACCGTACCTTCTTCTTCGTGATATAATATAGTATTAATCGAAAGGCTTTTAATGATATCCCAAAGAGTTTCAAATCCTGACCTACTGCTAGCCTTGATGAAACTTCGTAACGAGGTTCGTTCTTTTATGACAGGGTCTCAAGATGCTATCATCTGGGAAAATCAGATTAAGTGGTTTTCTGAATTAGATCATGACTTAGTTAAGATTTGGCTGTATGGAGAAGAAAATGGAAAATGGCTTGGGTATGGACAGCTCAGGATTGAGCCTGGAAATATTTCCTATGGAGTAACCACTCATGCCGTAACTTCAAGTGCCCGAGGGATGGGGTATGGAGAAAAAATTTTAAAGCACCTAATAGAGATGGCCAAAGACAGTGGATGCAATTATATGAGGGCAGAAATATTTAAAACCAATGCCGCCAGCCTAGGCCTTGTGCATAAACTTGGATACGTAGATACTGAAGACTTGGGAGATGCTGTAGAGGTGAAGTTACCACTGTGAAGTTTCTAATCTTGTTGCCATATTTTAATAGGCCTAACCTGGTAAAATTTGCAATCAACTCGGTGACGAACCAATCTTATGATAACTGGCAATTAGTTATTTGTGATGATGGCTCAGATGTCCATATAGATGAAGTCTTATCTTCTATGCAGGTAAATGATTCTAGAATTAGTATTAAAAGACTTGAAGATTCAATAGAGTATAAGGAGAGGTCTGGTAGTCGTTCTGGAAAGATGTTAAATGAGGCTATGTCTAAATCAGATTCCGATGTAGTCATTGTACTCTGTGACGACGATGGCCTTTTCCCGGAATACTTGAATGAACTAAAAGAATTTTATGAAAAGAATCAAGACACAATGTATTCGTATGGACATGTAAGCATTTATAATCCACAACAGTTTATTGATTTAGATTCTTTACCAGAGCCAAATTTTAATATCACATTAAATAACTTTCATGATTTAAATCCAGTGTGTGCGGTAGATGCTAGCCAAGTGTCTTGGAGATTGAATGAGAATACGAATTCATTATTTCCATCCCCCCAGACAGCGGCCCTGGATGCCGTGGTATTTCAAAAGCTTTATGAACTGTATGGACTGTGCAAATTTAATAATACCGTTGCACAGTATAAGGGCTGGTTTATTGACCAAATGGGAAATAGATTAATGAATGGTCTGGGTATAGACCCCATGATAAAGTGATACATTACATAGTAGCCTGCCACTTTGGACAGAGAAGATATTCAATCTCTGATGACGGATCTCTTATCTTAAGAAAACATTTGAATGTTTTATCTGAAATGATGCAAGGCATAACAAGGGTTACCGTAGTTCTTAATTTTGATACTGAGGATGATATATACAAGGCTCATGAAGTTGTTAATGACTTTTCTCACCTGCCCCTTAGCTTAATCTGTAGGGAAAACAGAGGGTATTCTTACGCAGCCTGGGATCAGGCAGTAAGGGAAAGTATAGAAGAAAATGAAATTGAGTTCTACGCGTTGTTTGAGGATGACTATGTTCCAAGTAAGCCATTGTTTTATAATCCATTTATAGAAAAGTTCAAAAATGATGATAGAATAGGTTACGTTTGTTCAATGATATTAGATGGACCTAGGCACGCAGCTATGTCTATAGGATTGCTTAAAAAGTCTGTAGCAAAGAGCCTTGTAGAGAGAACCGGAAAAGTATTCGATATTGTTGACGAGCCTGGATACGTTGGCGCAGAGAACACCCAAAGAACATTCCTAACTAACATGGAACTGCAAGGATACCTATTTGATGAGGCTGGAAAAGAGTTTTGCTGGCCCTTCTGTTCGTTCGGTGAAATGATTTATGCTGGGAATGAACTTGGTGAAGAGTTAATTACACCTATTATGGAGATATAATGATAAATATATTTAAACCGTATGTTTCAAGTATTGCTAAATTTAA